CGATGTTGGCCCGCATGCAAAGCGCGGCTTCCAGCACGCGGCACTCGAAGGCCGGACCGGGATCGCGGCGGACCGAGATGTTCACGTCCGCCACGGGCCGGGCGGCACGGATGGCGGCGAGCACCTTCTGACTGGTGTCGTGAATCGTCCAACCGGCATTGATGGCCTCGCGCTCGATCTCGGCAAACTCTCCGGCGCAGACGCGTTGGATACCCGCGATACGTTCGCGCTCGGCGGCGACGGCCTGGGCGGCGGCAATGCCCGGGTCGGGGTTTGCGTTGCCGGGCTGATCACGCTGATCGGGATCAGCATTCGGGCGAGCAGGCGGAGGAGTGCTTCGAGTGTTTTCATCCTGCATGGGTACCTCTCCGGTGAGAGTGAAGGAGGCCGCGACCCGCATGCGGGTGCCCTGGTCGGCACCGACAGCGACGACCGAGACCTCGCGCAGGACGGAGGCGGTGACGTGGTAGAAGGGAGCGGCGTGTCCCCGACCGTTGACCACGCGCGTGCCGGTTTTTACCAGATCGGACTGCCTGACCTCGGCCCCGATGGAGAGCTGCCAGTCTGCTCCGGCCTCGGCCTGCTCGACGATGCCCGCCGCCTGGCCGTTGCCGGAGACGATCTCGCCGTCGATGTGCAGGGCGTTGTCCTCGACGCGCGCGGCGACCATGCCGACGCGGGAACCGGTGCGGTTTTCGTGGTTGGTCAGCAGGGGTACGGTGTCGGGGATTTCCATCCCGGACAGATCGACGACGACCGGATGCTTCCAGCCGGGCAGATTCATCTTGCCGCCCGAATAGGCCACACCCTTGACTTTCGGCTTCCCGCCCTCGGCGGCGGCTTCAATGGTCACGAACTCATTCATGGTCCTGGTTCTCCTGCGTTGATGGGGTGATGTCGGCGTCAATCAGTCCAAGCTCCCGCATGAGGGTCTTCTCCCGGGCCCGCTGGCGAAGCTCGGCTTCCCAGTCCAGGCCCTGGCGGGCGTACTCCTGGGAAAGGGTGGTCGTATTGCTCTCCAGCCTGAGGCGCTGGGCATTGGCTTCCTTGTAGGGATCGACGTGCTCGAGCCCGTCCCAGAACCACTGGTGGGCGCAGCCGATGTCGAGGTCGCGGGAGAGTCCGTACTCGCGGAGCCAGGTGGCCAGTATGCGGTCGAGCACACGCGCGGCGATGAAGGCCTGGTCGACGCGGACCGCCTTGTAGTAGGTCTGGTGGTCCAGGCGGCCGGAGGCGTAGTTGTAGCCGCTACTGTTTCCGGCGGCGATGTTGTACGGCAGGTTAAGGCAGCGGGCGATCTCGTTGAGGATCTCACGCTTGAACTCGGCATAGGTGGTCGAGGGGTGCTTCGGGTCGAGCTGCGCCATCTTCCAGCCGCCGGGCATGGTGAGCAGCATGTTGCGCTCGAGCTGGACGAGGTCCATAGGCTCGACGGCATCGGCTTCGCCCGACGCGGGCGCGTCCGTATAGAGAATGCCCGCGAAGTCCGCGGCCGCTTCGGCGGCGGAAAGGACCGCGAGGGTGTAGCGGCGGAGCTGGGCGAAGAGCGGGAGCGCAGGCGTGATCTCGGGAATGCCCCGGTGCAGTTCCGGGCGGTCGGCCCGGTAGATGTGGATCATCGCCTGCGCGGGAACGTCGAGAGCATTTCGGCCGTAGTCGAACGCCAATCCGCCTGGATGCTGCTTCAGCACCCGGTAGCTCGTGGGGTTGCCGTGTGCATCGAGGCGGATGCCATCGACTTCGTCGCTGCGCTCGATGACACTCAGGTCGCTGGTCACGCGGTCGGCCTCAACCAGACCGAGGTCGATCTGGATGTCGTGCTCGACGGCGGGATTCTCCACCAGCATGGCGAAAGACTCACCATCCTGGCAACGGGACATGCGCATGGTGCGCAGCTTCTCGGGGAGTCGGATCGCCTGAGACCAGGCGCTGAACTCACGCTCGATGTCGCGGTTGAGTTCATCGTCCTCGGTGAGCATCTGCAGCCGGGGCCCGGTGCCGATGGTGTCGTTCGCCAGCGTGACAACGATGCCCTTGGCATAGCTGTTGTTCGCGACCTCGTATCGAGCCCGTTCCCGGAGCGCCTTGCGGACTTCCGGGCTGGCCTCCGCGTCGGCGGAGTGTCCATCGGCGGCGGCCCAGTGCTTCCGGTTTTCCGGCGTAGTCTGCGCGGCGTCGAAGCGACCACGCACGATCCGGCAGCTCCGGGGCTGGCGGGATCGGTCGGGGGAGCGCCTGAACAGGTTGGAAAGGATATTCAGCATCGTGTCAGCAGGCCCCCGGCGGAATCATCTTGCCGACGCGAATGCCCATCCCCTTGCGCTTCGCGGCTTCCTTCGAAGCCAGGTAGCGGTCGGCCGCCATCTGGTCCTGGAGGGAGTGCTGCTCAACGGAACCCGAATCGCCGCTTGCGCGGCGCGGGCCCTGAGCGTTCTCGCGAATGTTGTCTTCGAGCTGTTCGGGCATGACGGCATCTCCGTTGCGTTGCGGGCACTTGTGCGCCCCTACTGATCTTATTCACCGCGAATTCCCCAACTGGCGGAGATGCCGGACGTTTTTTTCTGGAAAGTCAGGAAAGGACGACGACTAACGCCGTGGTTGCCGCCTCAGATCAGACAGCTTGATCCGTTCGCGTTTGGGCGCGGCGACCTCCTGCGTGCCGGGCAGCACGGCTCCTTCAATGCTGGCTGCGACCGCGCAGCCGACGATCCCGTCGAGCCAGTGGTTGTCGTGTACTTCCGGGCGGAGTTTCCACTCGTCGACCACTCTGCCGCGCCCCTCGGTCTTCACCCGGTACTCGGCAGTGAGGTGTTCGGCGAAGAGTTGATGCGCCACCGGGTCGCGCCCGTACAGCGACAGGCAACCCCGGTCGCCCATGGGCACCGCCAGGCGGGCGTGGATGAAGCTCTTCCAGTAGTTGGTGTCGTAGAGGACGTGACGGATGGCACGCTTGCCGCGCACGTTCGGGATGCGCCAGTTGTGCCCGACCTGGTCGCCCCGCTTCTTCTTGTATTCGGCGAACGGGGTACTGGACGCGCCGACGTAGCGTCCGTGGCTGGGGAAAAGCACGGCGGCGTGGGCGCTCTGACGGCAGAACTGGTAAACCACGTCCGTTGACGTGCCCCAGTTGGCATCGATCAGGCAGCGGCCGATCTTCAGCATGGCCCCGTCGTCGCGCTGCCATTCTTTGGCCAGGAGCTTGCCGGTCAGGGCTTCGAGCCCGGCGTAGATCGACCCTTCGAGCCCCGCACCCGCCTTGACCTCCAGCAGCGTCGGACTGGCGTCGCGCAGTGTGTAGTAGCGCCGCCCCTGGTCGGGGAACGCGCCGTAATCCACCAGGTAGCCGGTGAAGTCCGACTCCCAAGCGCACACTGCCCAGAACAGCAGCTTGCCTTGCACGTCGATGAACATGGTCAGGTGGTTGCAGCCAATCGGGATTTCCCCGCGCTTGTGGCCGTTCAGTTTCTGCGCGATTTCGTCGACCGTGAGCTGTTCGTCTTCGCCGATGTTCTCCGGCAGCGGCTCGTTCTGGTATTCGGCCCAGAACGCAGCCTCGTCCTGGAGCTTCAGATTCATGGCATGCTGCAGCGCCGACGCCTCGTCGTGGTTGAAGCGCGCCGCCCATGCGACGTCCGCGCCCTCGTTCATCTCGTCCTGGTGTGCGACATAGAACGCCGTGGCATCACTGAGGTCGCCGTTCTGGCGCAGGCTCTCCGCCCGGATCTCGGCATACTTCTCCCACAGCTTCTCGTTCTCCGGGAAGGCATACACCATCTTCGTGCGCTCGCCGTTCCATTCCGGATGCTTCTCCCGGTCGAGAATGCGGTCGGCCATGTCGCCGGGGCGGATCACGGTGCAGGGCATGATGCCGGAGATCTTCTTGCCGGGCCCGGCCAGACCGAGGACCGCACCGGCCAGGATGCGCTCGCGGTTGGCGCACTGGGACAGTGACCGCGCCGATTCGTCGGTCTGCGGGTCGTCCAGGATCACCAGTGACGGGCGCACGGTCTGGCCGTCGGGCCGCTTGAACTTCATCCCGCGAATCCGCCCGGTGATTCCCGCCACGCGGATGATGGCCCCGGACGCCTCGCTTCCGGCGATGGTCGGCAGGACGATCTCGTTGGCGGTCCATCCGATCTGGGTGCGGTCGCCCTTGTAGAGCTGGCCACTGCAGCGGTTGGCGATCCCCTCCAGGGAGTGGATCGGGTAGCACACCGCCGGGAAGTCCTCGAGCAGCAGGTCGTTCGACTCCAGCTCGGTCTTGATCGAGTCGAGCATGCCGAGGGCGTGCCCCTCGTCCGAGCCGATGAGAGTGACGAAATCCCGGTGGCCATAGAGCATAGCCCACAGACAGGCACACTCCGCGAGGCTGGAGTTGTGCGTCGGCACCATCTTCCGTCCGGCCAGGTAGAGATGGGAGGGAGACCCGACCTGGACGCACTTCACCGGGACAGTGGGAACTGGCCTGATGGTAGTGATGTGGCGCGCCTTAGACAGCGGCCGCGTTTTCGGACGTGTCTTCAGCCGCTGCCGCTTCCGCTCCAGGCTGACGACATCGTCGTCGATGTAGACCACAAAGTGAAAGCGCCGATATGGCCCGTAGCGCTTTCCATCGAAGGTCACCATCCTCTGGCCGCATCCGTACTTGATGCCCAAGCTCGACAACAGCTCCCCGAAGTCGTCAGCCAGGGCGTTCTCTTTCAGTGTGATTTCGCAATGGCCGAGCTTATTCACATGTCCATCCGTGTCCATGAGTCCCTGCAGGAGGCACAGGCGCTGATGCCAACCGGCACGCAGGTAGGCAGGGGGAATGTGTTTGTTGTCCAGCAGATTCAGTTGGCGCAAGCGGCCCTGGAAGGACGTTCGGCCAACGCCCGTTCGGGTGAGGATGACGGCGTCTGCCCGCCCTGCGTGTTCGTAGTCGCAGAACATGGCAGTCTCGGGGCCGCCATCGATGCGGTCCATGATCTCCCGTGCGTCTTCGTCGAACAGCGTCACACCCGCAGAGGAACTCGTCCCATCTCCGAGCCAGATGCCCAGCGCATACGGTTCGATGGGCAGATCGGCAGACGGCAACTGGAGGGGATCGTTGAGCGGGACCCGGTATCGGTGCGTTGAGCGATCACGCGAATCAGGCAACTCAACTCGGTCAACCATGTCACGGGTGGCCAGTGTCACTGGATTGCGGCGGCAATAGCGGTCCTCGACGGTCCACAGGTGGTCGCCGTCGCAGACAATCCTCTCGCCGTCGCTGAACTCGACCTCGTAACAGGGACGACCAGCCATCGCAGGCGAGACGGCGAGGACCGGACATGGCTGGCCGCGCTCGTCAAAGAGCAGATCCCCGACGCGCACGTCCCCCATCGTGGTCCAGCCGGACGGCGTCGGCAGCGGCGTGTCCAAGGCCAGAGCCTTGCCGGAGCCACGCGGCATGGCCATGGCGAACAGCCCGCCGTGCAGCACGGCCTGTTCGATCTTGCCGATGACCCGCAGGTGGTCGGGCGACCACTCCAGGTGGAAGGTCTGCGGGAAGTAGGCATCGCAGAAGGCCCGGAAGCAGGTTCGGCATTGTTCGCGCCGCTCGGGATCAACCACCTCCGGCAGTTCCCCGATGTCGCGACCGGCAGCGGACAGCGCGGCGTTCCGGGCCCGGGCCGCCTCCTTCATCGCCTCGTAATCGCGTGCGGTCTGCTCGGGCTGCGGCCCGTGGCGCTCGTCCACCAGCCAGGCCAGGTACTTGAACAGGTTGATGGTGCGGCCGTCCGGGGAGATGCGGAAGCCCGCGCGCTGCCGGTGCGTGTAGAGCTGACGGTCCCCGATCACCGTGCCCAGCGACGTGGAGTTCAGCAGGCGCGTCAGGTCGGACGGTTTGAGTTTGGAGGGATCAATCGCCATCGGCCATCCTCTGCACGAGCCAGGCGGCGTACTCGATCAAGTTCACGGTCCCGTCGTCGTTGACCGGGGCACCCGCTTCGAGGTCGGCCTGGATGGTTTCGGGCGACACGTGCCGGGCTCCGGCGCGCTGCAGCACGTCGCTGATCTTCCGAGGCTCCATGGCCGTGATTCGGGGTTCGCCGGCGTGATTCCGGGACGTC